CCGAGACTATGATCGGTTGATCTTTGTAGAGTATAATGGCGGTCCGTCCGATTTCAAGCGGGCGAACCGACACTCTTGGACTAAGGCGTTCAAAGAGTCCCTCGTTTGTTCGGCATCGGGCGCATACACCAGTGGACTCGTACGCTATTCATTTAGCGGAAAATATCCACAGGGTACGTATGCTCCGAGCCTTACGAGCGAACTTTCAACTCGTGCGCAAGCCGAGTGTACACATCGTTTCTACGAGGCAGTTCGAAATAGCGACCTCGCGTTGCTAGTAGACCTCTCTCAATCGAGACAGACAGCCATGATGGTCGCAAAAGCGTATCGTGCCTTCACGAAGTGGCGATCCGAAGTGCCAAAAGCACTTAGGAAAATCTCTTCGTTCAAGCATTCTACGAAATCAGCGTCCGATTTGTGGCTCGAGTATGTGTACGGGTGGGTTCCACTAATGAAAACAGTCTACGACGTGGCTGCTTACCATCGCATGACTAGCAGTAAAATGCAAATCAAGGCGAAGGCGACAGTCAAATCGGAAGAAATGCTCATCTACCAAGCTGACTTGACACGTCAGAATGTTAGAGTGGAACGCAGTTACCGTTACCTGATATCCCGTCGGGTACGCGTAACTAACCCTAGCATGTTCGAGCTAAGTCGCTTGACTCCGTTGAACCCATTAGCAATTGTCTGGGAGAATATCCCATTCAGCTTTGTGTTCGACTGGTTTTGCGATATAGGCCAATACATGCAGGACTTGGAAACGTCCTTCGGGGTAGGTTGGACCTGTGATCCGGGTTACGGATACGACACCTCTTCTTACAAAGTGGAGGTGCATAGTATCGCAGGCCCGAGGTCCGACCTAGGCAATACCCAGCCCCGTCTCCATGGGAGTTGTCGATCGGTTTACACGGCGATGAACCGTTTTCCGACTGACAGCAAACCTATGGTTCGGTTGCCTGGATTTAGGCTAGATCTTGGTGCTCGGCGTCTTGTCAACGCTGCTGCACTTGCCCGACAGGTATTCTCGCCACAACTAGGCAGGATCCTTCGGTAATTACGGTCAATAATGGATTTCTCCTCATGCCCGCTTTTGCGAATCTGACCCTTGCTGATGGTCAGGCCTCCCCAGCGAACCATACTTTCTACGCCTCCCATGAAGAACCCAAGGGCGTCTGGAACCATGTCGAAAACACGGCTGCCAACGCAATTGGATACTTCTGGTTGAAGTGGTCTCTCAAGACCCCTGCAATCGGCGGGAAAGTGTCGTCCCAGGATCGTGTATATCGCGTCAAACAGACGATCAGCATGCCGACTCTCGAGTCGACAAGCGCTGCGACCGGATCAGGCATCCCGCCTGCTCCGACCGTGGCATACACGTGCGTCTCCAATACGGAGTACGTTCTCCCGGAACGATCCACGCTCCAGAACCGCAAGGACCTGAATGCGTTCACGAAGAATGGGCTTGCCCATGCCTCGTGGACCGCACAGTGTCAAGATCTCTTCCCCGTCACCTAACTCAAGGAAATGGCCATGGCCACCGAGGTTTTCACCAAGTATGTCATGCTCAAATCCACGACTCAAGTAGACGCGGAATATCTAACACTGTTCTGCCTTGCGCCAGAGGCGACAACTAGCCCGAAAGGGCAGATGGAGCACGCGATGCTATCCGTAGCATTTCGTGAGTACGTTGACACGTACCAAGCTGAGTTCCTCCGGGAACTCAGCAAGCTCACAACTCGTCTCTGGTTCGACTCAGCCACAGGGGAGTCAGACCCCCCTGGTGCGGAAAATCTCAAAGCCGTGATGGTCAGGATGATCGTCAGTGTTGAGGAGCAGGCAGATAAACTGCCTATCCCTAGCATTGAGTCGATTTGTCTTGAACTTCT